ACTCCACGTACGCGTTCGTCTGCGGGGCGTGCTGGAAGACGTGTATGAGCGCTTCGTTGACGGTCTCCAACGCGCCGCCGCCCATGTCCACGGTGACCCAGACGAGGAACTCTCCGGCGGTGTCCAGATCGTTGGCGCCCCAGTTGTATGTCCAGTCGCCGTCCGCTTCCTTCGTGCTCACGGCGGCGTTGACTTTGAGGGTGGAGCTGCCGACGGCGCGCATCTTGAACGTGACCGTGAGCGTGGTGAGGTCGACGGGGACGCCGCCGATCGTCACGGTGTCGGCGATCGCAGGGTTGCGATCAGAGACGAACCAGCGGGGATGCTCAGCCATAGGTGGGGGTGGGTTCGTCGAACATGTCTGCCTCCGGGCTTGAGTCGTCCAGGCTGACGTCTGAGAGGGTGGGCTCGTCGAAGAAGCCGGTGACGAACACGACCTGGCCGGGCACCGACCCTGTGGTGGTGATCGTGAACGTGAGGGGGACGGCCGCTGCGCCCTTGGCGTTCTTTCGGCCGAGCGTGTCGATGGACACGGCGAGGGCGAGGTCGGCGGCGCCCTTGGCGGTGCGGTGGCCGGTGACGGAGGCACCGAATGTGAGGGGGAGGTCTACGGCCCCGAACTTCTCGCCGGTGTCTATCGCGCCGGCCGTGGCGATGTCGAACACGATCGGGAGAGCCAGGGCGCCCTTGGCGTTCTTCTTCCCGGCCGTGACCGCGTCGAACGTGAGCGGCACTGCGAGTGCGCCCTTCGCGTTCTTGCGGCCGACCGTGTCGACCGTGAAGGTCAGGTCGACGGTGGCGGAGCCGAAGTGTTCGGTGGCGCCGCCGGCGGCGTCGCCCGAACCTACCCAGCCTTCGCCTACGTAGTGGCCGCCGCCGCCGATAACCAAGCCGGGCATTAGAGGAGCTCCACGGTTGCGCCCTCGACGATAACTTCGTTGTTTGCGTTCGCGACGCTGAACGTCCAGCGGCAGCTGAGGGTGCGGTCGGCGGCGTCCGAGTCAACAGCGGCGGAACCGCCGATGGGCGTCTGCGTCTCCTGGAACTGCGCGTTCTGCGACCAGGCGTCGCCGATGCCGGTGCCCGGCCCCGTGAACGCAGCCTGGAAGTCGTTGATGAGCATGGAGCCGATCATCGCCTGGTCGTTGTTGGCCTGCGCGACAAGGTCGAAGCTGAGCTTCCAGGCCCGGCGGTCCGTGTCCGCAACCGCGGCCGCCGACACGTCCGAGAACATCGTCGTGCCGCCGTACAGGATGGCGAGGGTGACCGTCGGCGTGCCGCTGTTGATCAGCGCGTTCCCGTAGATGTTCACCCGGAGCATCCGGCCCGCGACGAACAGGCCGTCCGGGATGACGACCCCCGAGTTCGTCTTGTCGAGGATCTCGATTACACCCGACGTGTTGTTAGTCGTCTCGGCGGCCGCCGTCCGGTAGATGCAGAGCGGGAAGGGCGGGGTGACGCGGCGGTCCTTGGTCTGAGTCGTGGCGATAGTAGTGTCCGACGCTGGCACGTACACCTGCGCGATCACCACGTCGTTTGCCGTGCGGGCCGGGGGCTTCGGCGCCGCAGCGGGAGTGCCCGCGCGGACAGCAAGAGCCCCTGAGCTGTTGACGACGATAAGGTCGAGCCGCGGGTTCGTCCCGTCGGCGGCCGTCACGGTCACGTCTGCGGCCGCGACCGCCTTCATCAGCCGGTTCGTGAGCACCGACCCCTTCGCGACCGCCGGGGTCATGTCCGCGCCGCCCGTCACGGCCAGGCCCGACAGCACGCAGTCGACGCCCGAAACGCCCGCGACGAGCACCTCCAAGTCCTCTTGGAAGAGGATGCTCTGGATGTCGTTGTCGCCCTCGCCCTTATCGGGAATCGTCCACGCCATCAGCTGACTTCCTCGCAGCCGCTCATGATGTCGATGCCCGACCCGCCGACGCACACGTCGTAGCCGCCCGACCCGTTCAACAGATCGTCGCCCGCGCCGCCGTACAGGAAGTCGTCGCCCGACTGCCCGTACAGACGGTCGGGGCCGCCCAGCCCGTGCAGCCAGTCGCCGTACTTCGACCCGTAGACGACGTCTTCGTGAACATGGCCGAACCACTCGACCGGGCCGGGCGCGTTCGAGTAGTTGAACACGGGGACGTGTGCGTTGGCGGGCCAAGAAAAGGCCGCAGAAGCGGCCAGGACGGCGAAGATGGCGACGGGTTTCACGCAGCTATCGCGGTTATGGACAGGTCGAGGTCGCCGATCGCGATCGTGAAGTCGTCGCCCGCTGTGACAGCCACTGACGCGTTCAGCGCGTCCGACCCGAGGAACGTTCCTGCCGCCGCAGCCGACCAAAACGAGACGTGCGTGTACGTCTCGGTGTTCGACACCGACAGCCAGGTGACGGCGCTCGAGTTCGTGATCGCACCACCGGACGCTGCCGAGAAGATCGCTTCTGTCCGGTCGGTTTCCGCCGCGGCGTTTCCTGCGCCAGCCGCGCCGGGGTCTCCTAGGTGAAGCTTGACGTAGAAGTTCGCCGGCTCCGACCAGGCGACGCTGCGGCAGAGCGCGTCGAGGATCGAGTTGGCGACTCCCGATGCTAGCCCTACTGCCATAGCTACTCCTTCATGGTCGGGGTCATGCGGGGACGGGCTCCGCGGGTGTCGGCTTGAAGATGCGTTGTACGGGGAACCGCTCGGTGCCGACTTGGAGATCGACTTGCCAGTGTCCGTCGCGGTGGGCGGGCCACACGGTGTGGTAGGCGATGTGGCCGAGCAGCACGGTCGGGTCACAGAAGATGTTGAACCCGGCGTCGCGGGCCTTCTCGCAGAAGTACACGTCTTCGTTCATGAACCCGGAGCCTGGTTGCGCCTCGAACCAGGGGTCGTCCAACGCTTCGAGGACGTGGCGGCGGATCAGCATTCCCGCACTCCCTGCCGCCTGGATCTCGGTCAGACCAGAGGCGGGGAGGTCGGCGGTGTAGTAGTAGCCGTCCCCGTTGCGGGTGAACGTGACGGGCTCCCACGGCACCGGCCGCTTCAGGCAGTTCGGCACGACGATGTCGGCGTCGTGGGCGAGCAGCCGCAACGCTAGGTCTGGGTCGAAGATGTGGTCGTCGCCCATGATGAGCAGCCACTCGTACGGGCCTGCCAGCGTGTCGCGTACGAGGGCGTTGCAGTTCTTCGGGATGTTCACCGACTGCGCCCACCGGAGGCCGGTACCGGGGGGGACGTTCGCCATCATCCCGATCAGCGACTGGAACATCTCCGAGAAGGTGGATCGTTCGCCGCTGATGATCCCGATCAGACCGCCCGCGTAGCCGCCGTTGCGGTTCTTGTACGTGCCGGGAACAGTCACGCTGCGACCCTCGGCATTGGGAAGATCAGCTCTTTCGCGGTGCCGAGCTTCACCACGAACTCGGAGGCGGTGTCGACGACGGCGGCGGCGTCGCGCCACATCGTCAACAGCTCGGCGGTGTCGGCGTCGGCCACCGGGATGCCGTGTTCTTCGAGGGCGGCCGCGTAGCGGACGAGCTGCATCCGCATCACGCCGACCTCTAGCCGGCATTCGGTCTGCAACGCCTCCACGATCCGACGGTGATCCTCGAGGGGGATGGTGTTGTTCATGCCTCGATCAGGTTTTGGTCTTCGGCCTCTTCGAGCGTCACGAACGCGTGGCCCTTCTCCGCCTTCGCCTTCGCCGACTCGTACGCTGGGTGGCCGGGGTTGACCCTCTGGCCGGTGCGGAACACGTACGGGATGCCGTCATCGCCCTGGTCGACAGGGTCGGCCTCGTGGATGTCGATCTCGCGGAGCTCGCCTGTGCGGCGGTCACGCACGGAGGCGCGCTTGTATTCGATGGGGCGGGCGCCGACGACGACCACGATTGCTTCTGTCGCGACGAGGGTTCCTTTGTTTCTTGGTCTTGGCATGGTTTCTCCTTTCGAGAGTCTGCGGGCGCCCCCGCTCTCGAGGAGGGGCGCCCGCACCTGTCGCTAGGGGGTTAGCCCCAGCGGGCCTGCTTCTTCGCTGCCGCGTAAGCCTCGGCGGCGGCGGCATCGGTCTTGCCTTCCGCGGCTGCGAGGCCGAGCCCCGACGGCGTGTCGGGATGCTCCACCTTCGCCTCCGCCTTCGCCTCTGCTGGCTTCTTATCGGCCATGACGGTCACGCCATCTTCAGCGTGCGGAACGCGTTCGCGTGGAGCACCTTCGCGCCGACGCGCCAGTAGGCGAGCAGGAACTTCTGCCCGTTCGGGAGGCCCGTGGTTGCGTCCTGCGCGTAGCCGGCGTCGACGACGGTGAGGCCGACACGGTCGACGATCTTGTAGTAGCGGCCGAACCAGCCGATCACGCCGACCAGCTGGCCGGTCGTGACCGCAGCCGACTGGCCGGACGCTTCGTAGACGGGATGTCCGAACAGGTCGACGCCCGCCCTGCCGTCGGTCATGGTTGCGACCTGCGCGGCGGAGCGAAGCTGGATGTTCGGCTGCAACATCCCACTGCCGCCGGCCGTGTCGATCTGCCGGACCTTGTCGAGGATGTTGTTGTTGAACGTCGCCACAGCCCCGTTGCGGAAGCGCGGGGGCAGGGCGTTGTGCCACGAGTAGATGTCGGCGAGCACGAGGGAGTCGGTGTCGGCTGCGGTGAACACGGTCGTCGCACCCGTAACCACACCGAAGGGCTCGTTCGTGCCGGAGCCCACCGCGAACTTGGTGGCCTCCAATACGTCCTTGCCGTCCTGGATGTCGCGGGCCATCTCGGTGGCGAACGATCCCCAGTCCATGCCGATCTCGATGGAGTACGGGATCGCCGCGCGGGCCATCTCCGTGCTCACGGTCGGCTGCGCCAACGTGGGGCTGACGTCGGTGGTTGCGGCCGCCTCGGCCTGGAACGCCGGAGTCACACCACCCGAGCTGACGCCGCGCCACTCGTCGACGGTGATCTGGATCACGTCGCTGATCTGCCGGTACGGGTTGACCGCACCATTTGACGTCGGGATCAACGTGGGGTCGAGGACGAACGGGACGGCGAAGCCGCCGCTCGTCGTGGTGAGCGACATGGCGCGGTAGAGCACCTGGTTCTCGGCGTCGTTGCGGGGCTCGCCGGACAGGTACTTCATGAACGCCCGCCGATACTCCGGGCTGCCGGTGCGGAGAACATGCTCGGCCACGGACGCGCCGCGGCGGTCGCCGCCCTCACCATCACCGAGCAGTCCTTCGAGGTGCCCCTGGGTGTCTTCGTGGTTGGCCTCGGGATGCGAGAACTTGGCCCGCTCGACCGCACGCAAAGCGCGGTCGTGGAGCTGGCGGTTCTCGACCTCGGGGTTGTCCCACGACCGTTCCACGGTGGACAGGTCGTAGATGTCCTCGTTGCGGACGACTCCGGCCCTGCGGGTGTGGAACTGGTCGGGCTTCTCGACGTTCTCGGGCTTCTCCGCCAACACGCGGAGGCGTTCGTCGCGGGCGTCGAGCTCCGCGACATGCTCGTTCAGCTCGTCGACCTGGGCGTTCAGGTCGTTCCACTCGGAGCGGGTGGCGTCGTCGAACCGCTCACCTTCCGATTCCTTCTGGATCTCTTCGAGCCGCGCCTGCTTGCTCTCGATGTCGGCGCGGAGCTGGTCCTGCGTCACAGCAGCCACTTCGGTTCTCCCTTCTCGGGTAGCAGGTAATCGCGCTGTGGCTGAGTGCTGCGGCCCCGCTCCGACACCGGGGCTTCCGGCGTCTCACGCTCTGGGTGCTGCGGCTCAGATGTTTCTTCTTTGTTGCGTGCTTCGATGATCTCGAGGAACCGCTTCGGGTCGTCCAGCAGCTTCTCGGCTAGCACCTCGTCGGTGATCGACCGAACATGGGCGGTGGCCCCGGCGTACTGCGGGAACGTGACGACGGAAAACTCGACGATCTGCGCCTCCCGGATGGTGTGCTCGGGCAGCCGGTCGGGGTTGTGCTCCGCGGCCGGCGGCTTCTTCGCCCGGTCCCACTTGATCGGCCGGAACCGGATGCTCGACCCGTACAGGCCGCGCCTGAGCCCGGCGATCAGCAGTGGGGGGAGGCCGTCGAGGAGGGCGGCGCGGTAGTGGGCGCCGTCGGGCTCGTCGCGCATGTCCTCGATCTCGGCGATCGGCTGCTTGTCGAGGAAGCCGCGGCCGTGCTCGAACAGGGCGCGGATGCGGCTGGCCCTCTCGGTGATCGTTTTGCCGAGCGCGCCAGGTGTGAACTTCTCGAGGAAGTGGCCCTCGACGGACGAGTGGACTTCGGTCCATTCGTCGTACGGCATCATGCGGCCCTCGAGGATCGGCTGCTGCCCCTCCTCTTCGCGGAGGTGCATGCTGGCGGGGTCGGCCGCGCGGTAGACCGTTTCGCCGCCGGACAGGGTTTCGAGCTGGTGTTCGCTCATCGGTTTGGCTCCCTTCGTGCGAGTTCGCGGATCGCGTTGGCGAGCGCGTTGGCGTCCTCGGCAGAGCCATCACCGTTCGCAGATGGTTGGGCCGCCACTGTTCCGGGCGGTTGAAGCTGCACACTGAAAAGGTCGGTGTGTTCGAGGCGGGTGAGGTCGCCGGACACGACGGCGTCTACTGCGGCTTCGGCTACGAACCCTCCGTCGACCAAAGTGCGGATCGCCTGCGCCTGGACGAACATGATGTCGGCGGCGTCCTTGACGTCCTCTTGCAGGAACGGAATGTCGCGGTCGTCGTACCAAAGCTCAGCATCCGCGGGCACGTCGATGATCGTGGCCAACGCGCCGGCCATGTTCCGCCACAGCGGCCGCATCGTTCCGTCGGCGAAGCGGCGTCTAGCCTGCCCGTAGTTCGAGTAGGTGGCCGACGACAGGCCTTCGGACAGGCCAACGATGATGGGGGGCACACCCGCGGCCGCCGCAATCCTGGTTTCGCCTGCCCCCTGGATGCCCTTGAAGTCGAGCTCGACCAGGTCCATGCCCAACGGGATGACGTCCATCCCCTCAGCCAAATACAGGCGTTTGTACGCGTTCGCGGCACCGTCCTGTTTCGCCGAAATCTTCG